TCAGTTAGTTATTTTCCACTTCCTTATTGGAATTTCTGCCTACATGGGTAGACAGTGGGAACTATCATACCGTTTAGGTATGCGTCCTTGGATCTGTGTTGCATATTCTGCACCTGTATCTGCTGCTTTTGCTGTATTCTTAGTATATCCATTCGGTCAGGGATCTTTCTCAGACGGAATGCCACTTGGAATATCTGGTACGTTTAACTTCATGTTCGTATTCCAAGCAGAACATAATATCCTCATGCACCCATTCCATATGGCTGGTGTAGCAGGTATGTTCGGTGGTGCTTTATTCAGTGCTATGCACGGTTCTCTAGTTACATCTTCTCTAATCAGAGAGACAACAGAGAATGAGTCACAGAACTATGGTTACAAGTTCGGTCAAGAAGAAGAGACCTATAACATTGTTGCTGCTCATGGATACTTTGGACGTTTAATCTTCCAGTATGCATCATTCAACAACAGTCGTTCACTTCACTTCTTCCTAGCATCGTGGCCTGTTATTTGTGTATGGTTAACCTCTATGGGTATCTGTACGATGGCGTTTAACCTCAACGGTTTCAACTTCAACCAGTCTGTCGTAGACTCATCTGGTAAGGTTGTTCCTACTTGGGCTGACGTTCTCAACAGAGCAAACCTTGGTATGGAAGTTATGCATGAAAGAAATGCTCACAATTTTCCTCTAGACTTAGCATCTGCTGAGACTAGTGAAGTTGCACTTCTTGCACCTTCAATAGGTTGATAAAAACTAAATAACTGTTAGTATAAATGGGAGGGGTAAAATCCTCCCATTTTTATATCTTTTAAACAAATGAAAGAAACAATTAAATTTACCATCGCACAAGATGGTACTGTAACCGAAGAAGTTCTTGGAGTATATGGTGATGCATGTGAGAAACTTACATCAGATATAGAAGAAAGTCTTGGGGCAGTTAATTTTAAAGAATCTAAAGCAGAGTACTACACCCAAAAAAATGTCACACTTCAGTCAAATCAAAACCAAATTAAAATGTAAAGAGTCCCTAGTGAGTGCTTTGAATACACTAGGACACGATGTAGAACATAATGTAGAGTTAGAAGTTAGAGGTGGCCATGCAGAGGGTCACCCTAAATTTAATGCTTGTGTTGCTATAGCATCTGACATAGGGTTCAGTTGGTGCCATAGAAACGAGCATTACAGATTGATTGCTGAAGAGGATACTTGGGATTTAGATGTACCAGTACAAAGATTCATTGATAAACTCACGCAGCAGTATGCCATAGAGAAAATTAAGAGACAGACTGCTGAAGAGGGTTATACTATAGAGAGTGAGGTTAAAAATATTAATGGTTCGGTTGAACTTGTAGTTAGTAGGTGGGTATAATATATAATATGCATGAGTCGATGGGGAAGTATGGAACTCGACAGGCAAGTCAGTACTGCACATCTTCTATTAGAGACTAGAAACTGTAGAGTTTGTGGTAAGGAGAAGAATCTTCTTGCCGATTACTATCTGTCTCGTAAAGATCCAACAAAGAAATCTTCATACTCATATGAGTGTAAGGATTGTACTGTAAGAAGGACTGTTGAATATAATAGAATTAATTCTGAGAGTGTTAAGTCACAGTACCTTAAAAGAAATTATGGATTAACATTTGAAGAGTTTGAATCTATGCTTTCTAGTCAGCATAATCGTTGTGCTATCTGTGGTACTGCTGAACCTAGTAAGACTCGTGGAAGAACTAAAAGGTTTCATGTTGATCATGATTCTAAGGGTAATGTCCGTGGTCTTTTATGTAAATCTTGTAACATAGCATTAGAAGAAGTTGGAGATGATATACATACCCTTAAATCTATGATAGAATATTTGGAAAACCATGAGTAAGATTGACACACAAGGGATGAGTGCTCCTGCTGATCCCAATTATAAAGGCCCTAAACAGGTATATAAACCTGCCACTGTTAGACCTCGTAGGTTACATACTGAGACGATGGTTAAGGAGTTGAAGATTCTTATCAATGAAATATTAGATGAAAGAGAAGGTAAGACTGGTATATCTTACTTTGATACAGAACAATTCAAACATACCGTCGATGAAGAAGAACCACCTTATCAACCATATCAATGAGTGACACTGACTTTTTTCAAGGAAAGGTAAAGACAGTATTCAATACTGCTGAACCTGATGTAGTTCTTATACAATATGAGGATAAAGTTACTGCTGGTAACGGTAAGAAGGTAGATTATCCTGAAGGAAAGGGACAAGTCTGTATGAAAATATCTGAACTTCTCTTTCAGACATTAGAAAAGTATGGGATACGTACTCATTATATTAATACAATCCCTGAAAGGATTATGTCTTGTAAGAAGGTAGATATTATTCCTATAGAAGTGGTAGTAAGAAATGTTGCTGCTGGTTCTATCGTTAGACAGACTACTCTTGAAGAAGGTAAGGTTATTAATTGGCCTTTGGTTGAGTATTTCTTAAAAGATGATGAGAAGGATGATCCTTTACTTACAGAAGACCGTATTAGATTGATGGGTGATTATCCATTAAGAGATATGGAACAGACTACTAGAGAAGTTAATGGTATTTTAGGAAGGATTTTTCGTGAGATAGGTCTTACACTTGTAGATATGAAGTTAGAGTTTGGATATGATGTTGATGGTAATTTACTCCTTGCTGATGAATTATCTCCAGATGGAATGAGACTCTGGAAGGAAGGAACGTCAGAGAGTTGTGATAAAGACTTGTTTCGAAATGCAAACGGTGATATAGTTACTGCATATCAAACTATACTAACTAAGTTACAAAGGATCACATAAACCTATGGAAGAAAATCCATTTTGGGGGGAGCCTACTCCAACTGACTTATGGGATGACATGGACAGACTTAACTGTCTTTATGAAGAGCTTGAATGGGATCACACAGATTACCTTGAGTTTACAATCGAGGGTAATCATATTACTATTAGAAACAAATCAAGAGAGGGACGCTAAATGAAAATCTTTTTAGATACTGCTGATGTTACTGAGATTAAAACCAGATGGACTACTGGATTGATTGATGGTATTACAACAAACCCATCTTTAATTCGTAAGAGTGGTCGTAATCATGAGGATGTTTATCAGGAACTAAAAGAAATTGGTATCAATGATATTAGTATGGAAGTCATTGGTAGTGATGTTAATATGGTCTCTGAAGGTAAGAGATTACATAAGAAGTTTGGTAAGTGTGCAACGATTAAAGTTCCTTGTACTAGAGATGGACTTCGAGCATGTGCTCAATTAAGTGTTGAGAATATTAGAGTTAATGTGACTCTTGTTTTCTCTGTAGCACAATCAATTCTTGCTTCTAAGGCAGGTGCAACATACATCTCACCATTCGTTGGTCGTTTAGATGATATCTCATTTGACGGTGTAGGACTCGTGAAGGACATTGCAGCACTCTATAGAGAGCAAATGGTCACAACACAGGTTCTAGCGGCATCTCTGAGGGATGTGAGTCATGCTGCACAGTGCTTTAGATATGGTGCTGATATAGTTACGATGCCAACTAAAGTATTTGATGGAATGTATGAACATATTCTTACTGATAAGGGTATGGATATCTTTGATAAAGATTATGCAAAATCTATCGAAGGTTTGGAGATTACCGCAGTATGAAGAACTTCGCAGTCTATTCTAAGGATGGTTGCCCTCATTGTGAAAAGGTTCAGCAGGTACTTGAATTGGCTGGTCTAAATTTTGTAACTTATAAATTAGATCAGAACTTTGACAGAGATAGTTTCTATGGTGAGTTTGGGGAAGGTTCTACTTTTCCTCAAGTTGTTGTTGATGGTAAGAAACTTGGCGGTTGTACCGCTACTGTAAAGTATCTAAAAGAAAAACAGCTCGTGTAAAGTCATGTCAAATAACTTTGAAGAAGTATATTATGTTCTGGAGGAGGCACTGGAACTTGCTTTTCGGGGTAAGTTTGTGGTAAAATTATATGAATATTTAAAAGTAAGAGGAGTAAACAAAGCAGAGATCGATCAATTCTTACGCAGTTCTACTGCTAAAGAACTTGCCGATGAAGTAATAGAACTTGACGAATATCTTAAAGGAGGTAATGATAGTAGTCATAAACAAATAAGGGAAGCGTATCATCACATTCCCAAACCCCAAGCAAGAAAGATAAGAAATTATCTTGCTGGTATACTAGAAGATGCTGTGAGGTATAGCAATGACAGAAAAAGAGGAAGAAGAAAAAAGGATTCTAAATAATGACAAACCCGAAATCAATAGGGGTGTTGAATTATTATTACGAAATAGGAGGAACGAAGAACCAAAGTCTAAAACTTTTAAGGTAAATTTTTCCCTCCTAAACAGAGAGATTACTTTTTACCTTGACATCCAAAAAAAATAATCTTCTGGAGGAATATTATGTTACAAGAAGTAACCCCTTACATCCTTTTTTATGCTGGATTTGCAATACTTGCTACATTTGTGTTAGGATTCTTTGCAGGATGGATTACCAACAATGTCATAGCACAATTCCTCAGTAGACCAGTTCCTTATTCCGTTCATCCAGAAATGTTTGATGAAAACGGACAAGTTATTCCAGATGAAATTTTAGCCCTACGATTTGAAAATTACAATGACACAGACGAAGAAGAAGACGACGACTAGGAAACCAGCCGTCAAGAGAGTTAAACTTCCACCTAATCCTTTTATCCATGAGATACTTGACCTCGTAGGAGAGCAAAGGACAAAGGCAAAGAGAGTTGAAATCCTGAAGGAGTATAGGGATGACTCACTAACTGCTATTCTTATCTGGAATTTTGATGATAGAGTACAGTCAGCAGTTCCTGATGGTCAGGTTCCTTATAAAGAGAATGAAGTACCTGTAGGAACAGATCATACTTCACTACGTAGAGAGTGGAAGCAATTATATCACTTTATTAAAGGTGGTAATGACACGTTGAGTAGTCTCCGTAGAGAGTCTATGTTTATTCAGTTACTTGAAGGACTACATCCTGATGAGGCAAAGATTATTTGTAAGGTAAAAGATAAGGAATTAGAATCTTTGTATCCAAAGGTAACACTTGATATTGTAAAGGAAGCATTTCCTGATATAGTATGGGGTGAGAATAGAGGATCATGACAGAGAAAGTAGAAGAACAACAGGAATTGAAAGAGAAACCAACGAAACCATCTTCTGCATGGTCTTCTGAAGAGAAGAAACTTATTGGTACTTATGGGTGTCAGTTAATTACTGAAGATGCTTCTCAAGAACAGTTGATGAATAAAAAAGTTCCAACTGATAGTATGATTGTAACTTATAAATCAAAAGAAAAAGTTTATAAGGATCTTTGTCGTGGATCGAAGGTTAATATATTTGATCTATACTTTGACAAGTTTGGTAAAGGTTCTCTTATATCAATTGATTGGGGTCATGGAACTATTAGTCCTGCTCAGTGGGGATATAAACCACCTGAAAAGAAGAGGAAGAAGAGATGAAAGAAGAAGAACTTCGAGCACAAATAAATGAAATCATTAAAGATGAGATTCAAGAGGGAATAAATGATTACATAGACACACAAGAGGAGTCTCAAAAGACTGGTCTTGGTTTTGTTAGTAATAAAGATGAGAAGTTAAAAGTTAATATTCCTCATTCAGAAGTAGATAAAATTATTAAAAAGTATAAGAGGATCAAGAAGAAGCAGAAATCAAATCTGTATCAAGCAAAACTACTAGATCAACACGGGAAACCACTATGAGATTAGGCATTATGTGTTCTGGAAATGGTTCAAATTTCGAGAACATTGTGCGTACTTGTAGATATGACGAAGTTGTGTTAATGATCCATAACAAAAAGGATTGTGGAGCATTAAAAAGAGCAGCAAAGTTGGGGATCAATCATTGTTATGTTTCCCATAAGGATGAAGATCAAATGATTACTCTCTTTAAGGTTTGGAATGTAGATCTTATTATACTGGCAGGATATATGAGAGTAATTAAAAATCCATCTGCTTTTCCATGTCCTATTATTAATGTTCATCCATCATTACTTCCTAAGTATAAAGGATTGGATGTAGTAGAGAGAGCACTGGAAGCAGGTGAGGAAAAGACTGGATGCACCGTCCATTATGTGAATGAAGAGTTGGATGGTGGTGAGATTATTATGCAAGCAGAAGTTGAGATTATGCCACACGATACTGTTAAGACATTGACAAAAGCAATACAAAGAAAAGAATATGCAATCCTACCAGCAGCAATAGAACATGTTAAGCAAAGACAGTAGACTGAGAGTGCAGATAATAGCCTGTAAAATTAGGTTACAGAGGGAGGTGACATTAAGTGACATGATATGGTATAATAAGATGATAAAATACAATGCACATGCACGAGGTATACATGAGAGAACAGTTAATTAAAGCATTATTATCACACGCTCAAGGTGATATTAATAAACACGTTGCTAACGTTGAGGTTTATCTTACTAATCCTGCTGGTATTGGAGAGCATTCTGATATAACAGAGGCAATAGAAAGTGAACTGAATATTATTGCTAAGTACCACGATCAGATTGAGGTACTTCAGAAGTATTTTATAAAGAAATCCTAAAGATTGTATCGGATTACACACAATTACTTGACTATATAGAATAGGTATGTTAGCATATCCTTATCGTTCATCCCACAAGGGACGCAAGTAAGTCACGGAACGGAGCGTTCATCCCTATGACACCTTTCCTTCTAGCATCAATTCTTTCTTGCTCTGACGCTGAAATTCTCATTGAGAGCTTCAACGGGAGTGATGTTCCTCAAGAACAAAAGGTTGAGTTGGTTGAGGTTGTTAAAACCAATACAGAAGCTGGGTGTTGGGACGCAAATGACTAAAGGAACGGGCCTAAAAATCCAACTACTTTAGGAGTAATCCAATGGCACAAGTCATTTACCGTGGTGTCGCTTATGACACCGAGGAGTACAACAAAAAGGTACTCGCAGAGGCAGCTCAAACTAGAAACCATGAACTAATGTATCGTGGAATCAAACATGAGCATCAGTTCGCATCTCAGAGCTAAAGTCTCACTTGCATATACGTTTCAAGAGGAGTGTTTGACACTCCTCTTTTTTTGTATTATAATTATTGAGAAAGGAAATTAAATGAACAAGGCAAAACTAAAAGTTTTAGTTCGAGCTCTTAAGGAGATTGTAGAAGAGTTAGAAAGCGAAGTCTATTCTGACGTGGATGCATACAATGCTCCTGCTACATTCTCTTCTCCTGATACAAATTACGATGAGGTCTTTGAGGACGATGACGGATACCCCGATTAAATTAATCAGTGTTACTCCAGATGCAGAAAAGACTATGGCATATATTGCCAGAGTTTCTAACCCAAAGAACCAGAACAACGATAAGTTTGCTGGTCTATTAAGTTATTGTATTAAGCACGGACATTGGAGTGTATTTGAACAGGCACATATGACCTTGGAGATTCAAACCACAAGAGGTCTTGGTGCTCAGATACTTAGACATAGATCTTTTACTTTCCAAGAGTTTAGTCAGAGATATGCTGATACTAATCTATTGGCAGATGAGATTCCTATGTTTGATCTCCGTAG